ACCTGCTCTAGTAAGAATTTTTAAGTCATTACCAAATGCTCTAACATTAATAATTTGATTAATGCTATTTCTAATTTGGAAAACAGATTCACCTGCTCCTTCTTTACTAGCATCATCACGAGTTTCGTACTCAACACTATCAACTGTAATTTTGTCTTTATTAGCAATGCCTATTGACTTAGACACTTTGCCTTTAGTTGCTTCTAATGGATCTTTTACTTCTACATAAATTACTTCATATAGTACTGTGTTTGACCCACTGTTTTTAGCTTCAGCAGTTTTCAAAGAGCCAAAGTTAAATCTTTTACGTTTATGATTTTTTCTAGAAACTGCAACATACTCTTTAATTTCTTTAGTTTCAATACCAGCGTATACTAGCATCTTCACATCTTTTTGTAATCCAAATTGTGCATCGTTTGGTCTGTAAATACTGTTTGGTGTAAAGATGTTACTATCACCAATAAAGTTTTTGTATATTTGACGTTGTGTTTCTTTAAACAATGGCTTAACGTATAGGTTACTGTATGTTAGGTTGTCAGGATCTTTTACAATAATATTAAATGTTCTAGTTGTTGAACTAAATCCAAAACGGTCTCTTGCTTGTACTGTAAAGATAAACTTTCTATCTATAGTTGTAGTACCGCCATCAAGTGTAAATTGATTGTTATCGATAGTTGAAAGTCCGGCACTAGTAGCAGTTGCAAACTGTACAACTTTACCAACAATTTCTCCATCAAAGTTTAAACTTAATCCTGGTGGAAGTCTGCCACTTGATAATGTGTAAAGTAATGAACTATCTGTAACACTTGTTAATGCATTTACATAAAACGTACTAACAAAGTTTGCTTTAATATTACCTAAGTCTGAAGTTGTTGTCCATTTAATAGTACTTTCAACTTCACCTAATATTTTAACTGTAAATGTTTTTCTTTTTTCAGCAATTAGTTCTTGCCCAATACTTGTAAAGCGTTGTGCATTAATTGTAAATTTATATTCTTTTGTAACTGCTGGTTGGTATGGAACACGCCCTGCAATTTCACCAGTAGTAATATCTAACACCATTCCTGGTGGAAGTGTGCTAGGTGTGTTGTCAGGATTAGTTGCTTGAAATGTATATGTTAACTCACCTAGTACAGCTTGTGGATCAAACACATCTAAGTAAATTGTTACATAGTTATTTGCACGTTTAAATCCTAAGTCTGCTGGAGTTAACCAAACAGGTGTTCTTAAATAAGTGTTGTCTGCTTTAAACACGCCAGTACCAATTTGCATAACTGTGTTATCAGCACGTAGGAAGTCATCTCCTACAAGAAATATTTCAAATGCTCTTTTAATAATTGTATCGCCATCACTTACACTTACATCAAATGCATATCTACGATTTAATTTTTTTCTACTTTGTGTTAGAATAGCATCATCGTATCCTTTTGTATCGTAGTAATAACTTTCAAATCCGTTAGCACTTCTTAAACCAAAATCAAATGCATACGAGTCAAACTGTGATGCATCATAAAATCCACTACCTGCATTTTTGTCTATTGCTAAAATAGGATCTACAATTCCAACTAAACGTCCGTCTGTTGTTAATTGTAGCCCAGGAGGTAATTCTCCATCATCGTCACCAATAAAGTATTCAAGTGTTTGTCCTGTAGGTAAGTCAGCATCGATTGCTTCTAATTGGAAATCAACAATACTACTATCTAAAACAAATGTAGCACTTCCGTTTCCTAATGGCAGTAACCCTTGTGTTGTTGACCATACAGGATCATCAGGTCCTTCAATAGTTATTTTAAATGTTCTATCTCTTAAGCCGTCATTGTTAGTTGCACGTAGTACAAATTTAAATTCAGTATTACGTGATACTTCAAAAGGAGTACCAACAATTTTACTTTGTTCTAATCTCATACCAGGTGGCAATTCTCCACTGATTAATGTAACAACATCTGTGTTTAAGCTGATACTAGTTATAGATCCGTTTGCTAGATAAATGTCTTTTAGAGTTGACGTTGTATATGCAAAGTAACTTCTTACAATATCTCTATACCATAATTCAGTTGTTACATAGTCGCTACTTCCACTTGTTTTATAGTGTAGTACTTGTCCTGAAAGATATGAATAGTAATATGTATTATACTGTCCGTAAAATGTTCCGCCAGCATCTGGTATTTGTCCACCAATATAGCCTTGTGACTTAGCCCATTGATATGCTGTCTCTTGTCCACTTAACCATGTAACTGGTGTTGTGCTATAGTTAGGTGCAATGTTAGTAGTAGGGTCAACTAAACCTCCTACGTAGGGCATCATATCGTTCGTTGTAGCAACATCTGTGTCACCGTCAGTACTTTGTATCGTTAATATTCTTTTAGCTTGTTTAACAGACGTATTTGTGTTGTAGTCGTCTGTGGCATTGCCTGTATTTGCTTCTGCTGATGGAAAGTAAAAAGTTCCATTTCTAAACATTGGATTAAACAATGGAGCATTGATAGTAGCATAATCTTTTATACCAACTACGTCTAATTCTATTATTGCACGATTAACTAATAGTCCACCATTGTTAATACCAAGTAATTTAATTTCTCCACCGTCTACGTTTGAAAATTGTTTAAGTTTAACAACTAGTTGACGTAACATTTCAATGTCTGGAGATTTATTTGTATCTTCATCAATTACGTTCCAATCATTTAACGGTTTATCTGGAGCAATAATAATATGATCTCCTAGATAGTTTTGCCAATCGTTAATCATATTAGCACCTGTACTACCTTGTGGGTGTAATATAATAACAACCGGAATTAGTTTACCTGTTAAACTTGGAATTGTTGGAACACGTATAGCTGGGGTTGGATATGATGTAGTTACGTTAGCACCATAAACATCAACATGGTCAATACTAATACTAATATTACTAGCATTACCTAATGATGGTTGCGCCGGATAACTTAAACTTTGACTGCCAGGATTAAATCCACTGTTTCCGCCAACAGTTGGGTCTAACGGTAATGAAACCGATGTTGTAACTCTTTCTTGTAGAGTTGCTAGATTATAACCTGATTTTTGAGTCCAACTTGGTACTGCCATTTTGCATATCCTTTAACTTACTAGTATTTATCGGATATGTTATTATTAAAATGCACGTTGTTGTTTAGTGCTAGGACCTACAATATACGGGTATACAGGCTGTAAACTTGCATCTACACTCATATAGTATGCATATGTACCTGCTGGATATTCTGGAGTTTTTGCAAACCTGCCATTAAATTCATCTAGTGTACCTGTACCTATTTGATATTCGTGATCGTTAACAAATGATCCTGCTGTTTTTTCTGAATACAAATAACCACGTCCTGGACGTTCACTGCTATAGTATTGATATGAACTAGTCATTCTAACTACTACTGAAGCTGGATCGTTAAAGTCTGAATAACCATAAGGACCGTAAATAGGATAACCGTCAAATGCGTAACCTACAATCTTACTGTGTCCATCTGTATGTCTAAATAAATCTCCACCTAAGTTTGATCCATTGTAGTATGTTGGAGTTGGACTTGCATTAGTATCAATCATTGCTGTATTCCAACCTGCACTTGCTTCTGCAGAACCTGTTGGTAAAAACAAGAACATTGCTGACATATAATGATATTGACCGTTTGTTTCTGGCCAACCACCTGCATCGTCACTTCCGTAGTTTGTTCTAAATTGTTGTGCGTTATATTCAAAGCCTACTGATGGTGCATCTGCTGTCGCATCCAGTCCAGGAGGTACAACGCCAATACCTGCTGATGGTCCATAAAATACAACACCGTTTGACATAATGCCTAATGGTGCTAATGAAGTAATCAGCTGTGCGTTTAAAGTATTCTCTCCACCTCTATATGTAAAAGAATAGTTATAAGTTTGTGATTGTGCGGTGTTCGAACTAGGTGCAAATGCATTGTTGCCGAACGCTTTACCAAATTGTGCTGGATTGGGTAATCCATTTGATGTAATTGTTAATGTTGCCATATTAGCTTACCACTCCTGCGTCAAAATTTCTAGTGTCAGGAGTCATATATCCTCCAAAGTCTATGTCTGTTTCGTAAAGTAGCCAGTCACTGAAACCCCTTACATCATTACTTAGCGTTCCAAAATCAAATCCTGCTGTATTTGGCTCAATACTTCTAATATCAATACCGTATACTAAACCTTGTAAGTTACCTGTTACAGGTCCGCTAAAATCACTTGCTGTAATAGTTCCAACATTGTTTATGTTAAAACCAGCGGCATTTAAATTGCCACCCAACTCTGGAGTAACATCTGTTGCTATTTCAGCAGTTGAATTAATTGTTAAAACATTACCTGTTACTGATGTAGATGTACCTGCGCCACCGTATATGTTAAGAGCTCCACCATCTGCAAGTACTACACTTCCAGAGTCTGAAACTACGCTTAATGCTTGTAGTCCACCTGTAGCATTAATTGTAACTCCTTGTGGAGTACTTGTTAATGTTACATTAGAACCTTGTACTAGTTTTTTAAGTTGGATTTCTGCTCCAACTTTTTGCGAAAATAAACCTTCACCAACAGCACCCATATTAGCAACGGTTGTGCTTTCTGGGGAGCGTAAGTCTAAGTCATCAAAGTTCTGATTTACTTTAATAAACGCTTCGCGAAGATCATCACCTGTTCCGTCGTTTGCTAGTGTACCTATGTTAATTGATTGTAAAGCCATATTTTCTCTCTCTTATAATGTATTTATCCTTGTCCACTACCGCTAGTACCTTTATAACTAACGTTGTTTGGACTGTTATAAGGCCAGTACGCTACTTTAGTTGTGCCACCATATAATCTAGGAATGCTATTACTAGCATTAAAACTGTCAGCGTTTCCGCTGTTATATAAATCTTCTTTTGAACTATTTGCTAAGAACTTCTTAAAGTCAGCCGCTGTACCACCTGGGTTTGCTTGTAACCATAAAGCACCCATTCCTGTTATTTGCGGAGCCGCCATACTTGTTCCACTAATTCTTGCAATATAATAACTGCTATTACCTGGGTATGCTTGTTTAGTACCGTATGTGGAATTAACACTTGTAGCACTTGTAATTTGTTCGCCAGCGGCATTAATATCTAATCTAGCACCACGCTCACTATCTTCTCTTAAGAATTCTTCTGTACCGTATTGATCACATGCCATGTTACCAACCCATATTGTATCTAATGAATGTGGACTACTTGGTCTATTATAATATATAGGATTACCAGCGGTAATATATCCAGCCCATGATTCGTTAAGTGTATAATAACTGTTATAAATTGTGTCAGCATATTCACCTGCGGCTGATCCAGCACATGGATGATATCCATTACCAGCGGCTTTGACACATATTACTCCTGCATCAGTTAATTGTTCTTGTTCAACATCAGCTGGTGTGTATGCCATTGGATGTCTACTTGCTACTGCGCCGTATTGTGAAAATGTTCCACTGGTCCACTGTTGTGCCGCAATACTTTGATCAACGCCTCTATAAAAAATTGATTGTACCTGTGCAGATCCAAATTGGCCATTTCTATAATAGTAACTATATCCCCAACTTTGATTTACAATAGTAGGACGTTTAAACCCTGTGTCTGGATCAACTGGTTTTTGTTCGTGGAACAATCTAATTAAATCGTAACGATCATTATCAATGCTATGATTGGTTCCGCCAAATATTCTCATAGAATAAATTTTTGCATTCTTTGCCCAGCCGTATGTTTTGCCTGCGGCAATACCTGCACAATGGCTTCCGTGAGCACCTGCTCTGTTTGAATCAGCTGTTGTGTTAGCATAAAAGCTACTAGGCATTGTTCCTACCATACCTGTTAGTTCATACCAATCAACTTGTTGAAATCTACTGACTCCGTTTGCATCTTCCCATTCGGGGTGATCAACTTGTACACCATCGTCTTGAATAACCATATCAATGCCTGTTCCGTCTAGTGTATAATTATAATCAGCTGTACGTGTGCTTGATGAACTGTAAGTTAAGTCTGGATCAGTATGTCTGTCTAATCCCCAGTTAACACTATTTGAACCGTTTGTAAAACTTCTTTGAAATTGTGCATTTTGTGTAGCATACAGTTCTTGTGTTTCTTTATCTGGAACACCTGCTACTGATAATACTCGCGGATCGTTTGATAGTGCCGCGGCTTCGTCATCAGTAAGATCATAATGCGTCATTCTGTTATTAGCAGGTCTAGCATTAATTACTGGTACAATTCTATCAGGTACAAGACTACTGTTAACAGAATCATCAGTTGATGTATCTCTTTGTAAATCAGTATCAACTACTGCAACGTCTATACCTTTTTCTGTAACTACAATATATTCAGCCATACTATGCTCCATCCTTATATGTTACGCCAAAATGTGCCGCAAATGGAAACTGTGCAATTCTATTAGATGTTGCATCTGGACTCATTAAATTTCTGTTGTTTGCAAAGAATGTAGTAGCATCATTTTCATCTACTGATCCTTGATATAAACTTTCTTTAAGTGCATTGTCTTGCCACCACTTACGTAACTGTGCTGGAGACCAACCTGGATTAACTTGTAAAACTAAACAACTCATTCCGGATACTTGTGGTGTTGACATACTTGTTCCTGAATAGTTTGCAACTGCTGATGAATTTGTATTTGTAGCACTAACAATGTCAGTACCTGCTGTGTATACATCAACACGTGGACCTTTATCACTTGATGTAGCACATGATTCTGAGTTTGAATATAATGCACTATCAAGATTACCTACAACAATAGTATCAGGACCAATGTTACCTGCACCTCTGTTATAGTATATTGGGTTACCCGATGAAATACCACCTGTTGCAACACTACGTAAGATATAATTGTCGTAGTCTACATCGCCTTCGTAACAAAGTTTTTGTCCTTGGTTACCGGCACTTTTCATATAGTGTACACCTTCGTCTTGCATTTCTTCAACTTCAGCATTTAGGTTGTACAAGTTAGCATTAAATCTGTTAATGCCATCTCCAATCATTCCGTAGTTAGCACTTTTAACAGTACCAACGTTTGCTCCTCTAAACTGAATAGCAGTAATACTTGTGAAGTATGCTTTGTATCCCCAACTAGCACCAACTACTGTTGGACGCACAACTCCTGTTACAGGGTCGGGTGTTTTTGCTTTGTGAAATTCTTTAATAGCATCAAACCATAAACTACTACTTACAATGTCCATAGGTAAGCAATAAATGTTTGCATTTTTAGCCCAGCCATAATCTTTACCAACAGCAATTCCTGCACAATGCGTTGCGTGATAACTTGATCCTGATGTACTACTGTAATCAACAGTAGGAATACTACTCATATTTGGAAGTGTGTTCCATTGGAATTCTTGTAAACGACTATTGCCGTCTTTGTCCTGCCATTGTTCATGGTCAAATCTAAATTTACTTTCTTGGTGTATGTAGTCAATACCAGTACCATCTAAATGATATGGATAAACTCCAGCTAGGTCAGCGTTTTGTGAACCAGTACCCCACGGGTTTGATTCTACTATGTGTCTGCGTAATCCCCAGTTAGTTCGTATAGTACTTGAATTATCTCTTGTCCAGTTTGCTTCTTGCTCGTAGTCTAGCCAATCATCGTCCCATTCTAAAGGTTCGTTAACACCTCCAACATCTGGATGATTTAATAATGCTTGAGCTTCGTCATCTGTAAGAGTAACATGAAACATTCTGTTGCTAGAAGATCTTTGATTTGTAATACTAACTGTTCTATCAGGAACAATACTACTATCAATACCATCGTCTGCTGTTGTATCTCTATTTAGGTCTGATAATATTAAATTCTTATCAGCACCTTTATGTAGTGAAACAATATATTCTTTCTCAGCCATAAATTATGTTCCTTTAAACAATAACAATGTCACCAACCATACCGGCGTGTAGTGTACATTGATAAACTATGTTAGTATCACTAATATCATGTGGTACAGTAAAGGTCTGTGTTCCATTTTGTGCTCCTGTAATACCTTCACTAAATGCTGAACCTCCGCTTGAAGCTCTAAATGCAAATGGATGTGAGTTTCCAGTAGTATTTTTAAATACGTAAGTAAATCCTTTGTACAAGTAGAATGTTGGATTATCAGTAGTACCGCCTATACCTGGTCCTGCAAATCTATATGCACTAGATCCATTTGATGTTACAGTATAATGAATAACTGGTCCTGCTGTTTCTGCCCAAGCACTTCCGTTGTACCAAATCATTTGTCCTTCTGTAGGAGAACTAATACTAATTCCTGAAATAGCATCGTTAACCCATGCACTTCCATTCCATTTTAAGTAATCATTAGTACTTGGACTTGGTGCTGTTACGTTTGAAATATCGTTAAGAGCAACACTTACAGACTGAGCGTTATCTACCCAAGCATAGTCTGAGCCATTCCAAGAAAGAACGTAACCACTTGTTGGATTACTTTGGTTTAAGTGTGTGTCAACATCACTGTTTGCATAACTTGCAC